CTGCACCTAATATTATTGATCCTAGAGAAGGTATTTGATTATATGCTTGTTGTGTTTGGCTTCTGTATTGATTTCTTATATTTTGATATTGTGCTTCTGTCTGCTGTATAGACCTTGTATGCTGTCTCCTTGCTGATTCTAATGATTGTCTAATAGATTCTCTATAGTTTGCTGCTTGTCTTTCATTGTCTTGTAGTATCAAACCAAAGCTTACACCTGATCTTTCTGAAGCCAAGAGTGAAGCTCTAGCTTTCAAGGCATCAATACTTTTAGCAAATTTATCTTGTGCAGAAGTTTTTTCTTTATCACTCTGTTGCTCCATTAATGCTGCCTGTTTATTTCTTTTATCAGTTTCAGCATTAGCTACACCTGCCACCTCTGTTTGATAAGCTTGGTCAGCAGCGTCTTGTGCAGCACCACGCATAGCAAGCCCTTGGAATAAACTTATACCAGCACTAGCAGCAACAAGACTACACATTTAGGCAATCCTCAAAAATTCATAAAATGGTTTTTCATGTTGTCCATACTTTTCGTGATAATTTATAAAAACAAAACCGAGAGCTTCTAACCACTTTATAGCAGTATGATTCTCTGCATATACAAAATTATATAGGACTTTATAAGATTTCAACAAACTGTCTATCCATTTTCTACCTTTTCTTATTAGTTGTATTTTATATTTTTTATTTGAAAATAATTCATCAGTACAAATCATAAATATACAACCATCTTTAGCAACTCCACATAAGCCCATAGGTTGATCTTTGTCACCAGCTATCGTTAATATTGTTTTACCAAACAAATAAGACAAGCGTAAGGCATCTTCTGGGTCTTGTCCTGTTTGATATAAACCTTCTAATCTATCCATTTGTCTCATGTTTTGACATACATAATTAAGATCAGATAGTTTTGATTTTCTTAAATATCCCATTAAGTTCTTCTACTCCTCATGTGAAATACTCCTTCATATTCTGCACTAGCTAACAATGTAGGCAAGAACGTATTGTTCTTTACATCTATATCTACTCTATCTGACTTGCTCATAATAGGCACTTTAAATGTACCTGTATCTAAATTAATCTGACCGATAGAAGCAGAAGCAGCACCAAGCAAACGACCAGTAAATTTATGTAAAGAGGTGTCTCTATTTTCAGGTGTTACTTCTACTTGAAAGAAACCAGAGTCTTCATACTTAATATAGAAATGATGTATTTGTAATCGACCACTTATAAGCTCAGTAGCACCTCCACCACCTTGAGTAAGTCTTTGTTGACTAAACCTATAGTGCATTTCATAAGGTTCACCAATAATAAATTTACTATTTCTATAATCACCTGTAGCTGTAATGGTAGAAGTAGAACCATCAACTGCATTAGTAGTTGTTAGTGCTTGTCCTGATACAAGAGTTTTTGTATTGCCTTGAGCATCTACAAATGTGCTTGTTTCATTACTAGCAAGATACCTGCCAACTATATTCATATTAGCTCTTAATCTATAAGGAACTGTAAATGTAGAAATACCAGTAGCAGAGTTGTAAGCAACAGACACACCGCTAGTAGCTTCAGTTACTTTGTGGTCAAGGTGATATTCAAACTCTGCATTAGGTTCTCTAAAATTAGTTTCAAATGGTATTTTTTCTAGGGTTACACCATTAGCTTCTTCTATTACCAATATTAAATCAGTACCAATAAAATCAATATTTAAAATAGACCTATTACTGTTTAATGTATAAGTAAACCAGGCGTTCAATGCTTTACTAAAACCATCTCCATATAACCATCTGTTTACATATAACTTGTTTGGATTTTCTGTACCAAGCAAAACAAGAATATCTTGGTTGTTTGATACTGCCATTTTAAAAATGCCACTTGGTATAAGTCTTGGTACATGAATAGTTGTGTTTGCAGCATCTTGGATCTGTTGATTACCTGCAATAATATACTCTCTAATACCTGCAAAGGAACCTTTTTTAGTTAAGAAATAGATAGAAGAACCAGAACCTACAGGTTGTGCTGCTGCGTTACTTTCAAATTCAGTTTGCACAAGTACGTTAGCTGTTGAAGGTGTAAGGTTATCTGCTGAACTTGATAATACAAATTGCGTTTGTTCTGAAAATAATATAAGTTTTTCTCCCATAGTTACTGCGTGTTTCAATATTGCAACCTTTGTATGAGATGCAGCTACGTCTATGGGTTCTGTATCTAAAACTGATATAACTGTTTCTGGAAAAAAATTAAAAAAATCTGATACTGTTGAAAGTATTACATTGTCTGCTGCAAGAAATCCAAGTCTGTTTCTAAAGAAAAATACATTATTAATTTTATTACCAATAAAAGAAGGATCTGGTGATGATACTAAATCACCAACAACACGTTCACCCCATTTAGGTAATGTATATGTCGTGCCAGATATTGTATATGTATCTCCATCTACTCTTGCAAATCTAAAATTACCATCTGCTTGACGTATAAGAACGTGTGGCATTGTGTCGTAATTAAATTTAAAAGGTATGCCAGCTTCTACTGTTTCTGACCATTGCCCTTCTTCAAAAGCATTGCCATTATTAGTTGTAAATTTAACATAATAATTATCAAAATCTGTACCTTCATCACCAACAATCTCTACTACATAACCATTAGGTGACACATTTGGAAGATCAGTAAACTGCTGTACTGTATCTTTTATAACTGTCATCTTGGTATTACCTTGAGAGTCATTACCATCTATTGAAAAATTACTGCCATCATTTTTTTTGATATGTATAACAGGACCATTTCTAGCAATCGTAAAACCTGTAAGACCAGAGTTTAAACCAGCAGTAAGATCAGTAGCAACTGTTGTAGTTGAAAGAGGATCATTGCCAGTAGTGTCATCTGTTACTGTTACACCATCTACAGTTACAGAATAAGTTGTTTTAGCTGTTGCTTGATTTATAAATACTATTGCTTGTGTAATATTACTTGCACTATTTGATACTGCTGAGTCCATAGCAGGTGTAATACTTGTATTAACAACAAACGTGAAGTCAGCAATAGTTACTGTCTTCATTACACTTCTAGGATTTGATGTATTTAGATAGTTTGTGCCATCTGGTTTATTTACTGTTTTTTCTGTGCCATCTAACTCAAAAACTTTTACATTACCATTACTGAATATTGCTACATACTGTTCACTAGCATCTCTATTTATAGTTTGTATATGAACATTACCAAGAGTGGAACTGCCAACTGAAGCTAAGAATTGAGAACCAGACCTTTTTGTTAGACCAAGAACAGGGTTACTGTCAGCATTGTCTTGTATATCAGCGTGGTCTGCTTGCTTTAAAGCATCAGAAGATTGCGATATACCTCTCAATAATGTAGGTATAGCTCTTGATATAACAGCCATAGTTATCTAATTAAAGCACTAGAAGGATTGTAAGTATCAAAGATACTGGTAAGAGAAGGATCTCCTCTTAGTATATTGTGATCTCCATTTGCTAAATCAGTTTCCATAAGTATTGCTCTAGCTCTTTGTTCGTCTTGTAATGTATATGTTCTTAATGCTTGGTCACTTACGAGTCTGTCAACAAACTTTCTTGCAGCTTGTATATTCATATAGTGTCTAGCTGGTTCTGGTATTTCATCAAAATCTCTAAAGTAAACAACAGTACAAATTAAATCTTCATCAAATTCGTACTTATTATTTTGTCTATCGTACAATTTAGAACCACGTTGTATAGGGTCAATGGTTGGGTGTTGATGAATATTAGCATCTACTCTTAAAACATCTGTAGGAATATTTATTTGATTAGAACCATCTCTTGTAAGAGTAACATCTATTTCTGTATTGAAAGACCAGCCTTCTGATTGCACACTTTTGTTTACTTCAGTAAGGGTTGATTGAGCAATACGAGCATCAACAGGAAGAGTACCGACAAGACTATTTATAGGTGCTTCACCTATAGCAGCAAGCATTATATTGATACACGCAAGTTCTGTGGTTGCAGCTACAGCCATTACATACCTCCTTGTTCAATAAGTTTGTTTCTAATTTTAGCTGTTTCTTTTACAAACCTAGCTTTTTCAGCAAGCGTTGTTTTACCTGTATCGTTCATCTTTTGATTGTAGGCATCAACATAAGCTTGACCTTCTAGTCCAAGAATACCTTTTTTCTTTTTATTCTTGCCAAACATAATTAGTAGCCTTTCTTTTTAATCTTAAGTGAGTCTCTCCCACCTTTCTTTTTTTTCTTCTTTGAATGATACATGGGTATAAAAAAAGGGTATCTAATAATAAGATACCCTATAAATTGAAATTAAGAAGCAGATAGCTTAATAGTAGCTGCACATTCTGGTCTTAGGATTCCATGACCAAGAGCATACTTAGCAACCATTAATGTACCTTGATACATAATTCCGTAGTCAGAACCAGAGATCTCAGTAGTCATATCCATTAGTTTTACTGTACCAACAGCAGACTTGTGGAAGACAAGACCAATAGTTTTACTATCGTCACCTGAGTAAGTGTTGTTCGCACCACTTGGGTTAGAAGATACGTTACTTTGAGGTACGTTGTTGCTCATCATCACAGGGATACCAGCAACTTGTTGTACCTTACCAGAAGCAAACGAACCATTACCACCAGGGTTGAAGTCAACGTCTACAGTTCTTGTAGCAGACTCAGCAAGTTTGTAGTACTCAGCAGGTGGTAGTACACAGAAACGATCTGTTGGAGGAATGTCTCTTTCATCAAATGTCTGTGCAATGTCATAGATAGCTGCTGCTATCTCATCACCTGTGACGTTTGCTGAAGCTGTATTACCATTAGCAAGTGTTAATACAAGACCACCATTACCACCACTAAGGTTAGTAGAAGCTCTGGAAGCGTTTGCAATTTGCTTGGCTACGTTTTGATCGTATGTACGAGCAAGTGCCTTACCTAGTTCATCAGCGTAAGTAGCTCTTACGTCATAATGATTCTTGAGTTCATCAATGTTTGCGATAAAACTCTGTGCAATTAGAAGATCATCAATATTGATAATCTTTTCGTTTGCCTTGATTTGGTTAGCACCAACAAGAGGAGTTCCTACTGTATGGTATGCAGCAGTAGCAGTTCCTAATACAGGGAACTGTGCTGACTTACCACTTGTGATAGTACGAACTGAATGAAGTTGCTCGTTAAAAATGTTGTTTCTAGCAAATGCGGTAAGAACTTCTCCTGAAAATATTTTCAAGAAGAGAGCATCAAACGCTGTGCCAGTATTATTAACCAAACCAAGGCGTGAGACTGTGGCGTTAGCCATAGGAAAACTCCTTGATTAATGTTTACAAATTTGAGTAACTAACTTCGTTTCAATCCTTTCTCTCAAGTGGTATCTGACGCATCAGGCACAAGGATATTTAGATTTCTACTCTGTTAATTTATACAGACCCACAATTCCACTTGCGTAATGCAAGAGCTTTGCGAGTTAGCTTGCCATCTTTATCTTTTAATGGTCCTTTTACCTTTGACATTCTTGCACAAAAAGATTTTCTTCTTGCTTTCTGTCTAGGAGAAAGGCCTGTCTTCTTAGTAACAGGAGCTTGCAAGTTTCCACCTGTTGCTCGGTTGTATTTTCTACGACCAGAAGCAGTAAGACCACCTGTGGGGTCTTTATCCTTCTTGGTCATTGATACACCCTTAGACATAAAAAATGTAAGCTACTTAAAATATAACACTATTACGCAATCTTTAAACTATTTCTTTTTCTTCTATGTTGATAGGTGATATTTTTTGAACTTGTCTTTTCTCTTTTAAATCTAGCTTTTTCTTTACTACTCATTTCACTGGTAGTCTTTGGTGTCTTACTACTAACTCTCTTTGATGGTCTGCAAGCAGGGTAAGGTCTGCCTTTCTCATTCTTACCTCGGCCACATTTCTTGCCTGTTTTGACATCAACCCATTTTTCTTTGAACCATCTGTCGAGACTCATTTGCCTACATCTTTTTGTGCTTTGTTGTGTGCAGCTTTGAATGAAGAACCTTCACGCATTAGCTTCTTCATCATATCCATGTGTTTTTTAGAATGATGCTCTGAATGTTTTTTCAGAGTTCTCATTTGACTTAGACTAAGCTTTGCCATTTTTCTTTTTCTTTAGTCTGCGAACCAATAAAAAATCTTCTTTAGTGAGTTTACCATCACCAGTTTTATCAAGATTCTTTTTTTGTTTGTCTGTTAGTTTTTTCATTTTAAGAGTAACCTCCACCAGCAGCCTTATACTGCCTTACAAGTTGTCCACTTGCATAAGCAGAAGGCCACTTCTTTACAGTACGTTTTACTTTAGCTTTTATTCTTGCGTAAAGTTTTGGATTTGTAGGTTTAGCCATTACCCGAATACGTTAGAACCTGCTAAACGTGCTTTTACATTTTCTGTATAAGCTACGTCTTTTTCCCAACGAGGATCAGACATAGCAGTTACCACTTCTGCTGTAGATCTAAATGGTGTAGGTCCACTTGCCGAAGCACGACCTGAGTAAAGACTTGGTTCAACTCCCATAGCATTATTGTATTGTGAATAGATACCTTGAACAGCCAACTTAATAGCAGGTCCATCTCCTGTATCAGTTAACTTATTAAAGGCTTGGACTTCTTCAGCAGGTAGATTTTCTATAGCCCAAGAAACCATTTGACCATAGCTTTCATCTCCACCTACTGAGTCTTTGATACCTTGTGCATCTACTTCACCTGCCATGCCAGCATTACGAAGACCATCTAAATAGGTATCAACAATTTGTTTTGAGAAACCAGCTTCACTTAGCTTGCTGTAATCATCTTCAGTAATTTCATCATTCTCTGCAAAGCGATTTGATATATCTACTGGATCAATACCAACTTCTTCTAGTACCGAAGCAAGACCATCTCCATAAAACTCTTCTGCATCAAATTCAGAATCGTTAGTTTCTGTTTCTTGTTCTTCTGTTTCTTCTTCTGCTACTCCTTCTGGTTCTTCTCTGGTTTGATCTATAGCACCAAGCTTACCTTCGAGTTCTTTGTAGCTTCCTACAAGATCTTCTACAGTTTTAAACTTGCCAGCATACAGGCCATTGTCATCTTTTAAACCCTCCAAGTCTGAAGCAGACATTGGTGGTGTCTCTGAAACATTTACTTGTGATGAAGTCATAGTGGTTTTCTTTTAACTATAGTGAATTGTACTGCCATGTCTAGTAATAACATCACCAGACTTTTCGGGTACAGGGTTTTCTTCGTTAACACCTAGTTCGCTAACGATAGCTTTTTCAGAGACAAACTTTCCGTCTTCATCTCTTTTTCTACTGGACTTCTTGCTCGGCATTTTGAGGTTCCTCCGTTGGTAATTGTTGTGAAGCATCAGCTAATTTTTTAGGATCAACTAATGGTGAGCCTAAAGCAGCAGGCCCAAGACTTTGAATAAGCTGTTGCTGTTGCATAGCCTGTTGCTCTGCTTGAATTTCTTCTTGTGTTTTTACTAGGTTAGCAGTATCTATACCGATACTGGTAGCTAGTCTTTTCACCGCTTCATCTACATTGACGTATTGTCTCATTACATCTGGTCCTAAAGCTTGAGCTACAGTTCCTATAAACTCTATTAGTTTGTTTCTATCATTACCTCTACCAAGTCCTTGAAGTCCTGTCACTATCTTGGGTTTGACCAGTTCATCAGGCAGCTTGGGAACCTTGCCCTGTCTTACCAACAAGTGCATACGTCTTCTGAGATATGGTAGTTGAAACTCTTGAGTCAAGATACTATAGATACCACCAAGACTATTCTCTAGCTCTTGTGCCATAAGATTTATCTCTGCTGCTGTTACTCTTTCTGCGTCACGTTGTACTGATCTTGCCATTAAGAAAGCAAACTCAAGTCTTGCTTCTATTCTTTGTATTGCACTAAAAGCAACAGAGAAGTCTGCACTTTTTCCAACTTGCATGACAGAAATATCTGCTGCTGTACCTTCTCTTACTGCTCCATTCGGTGCTTTACTAATAGTTGCTGCCCTTGTGACCCCATTTGGATTGACCAAAAATAAAGTCTTGGCACTAGCAGCAGCACCTTCAATTATTGCTTGCATCAAAGACTCAAGACTAATCAAGTCTCCTCTGTATTCTTCAACATAACCTCTACCATAATCTTCGCCATCAACTCGGATAAATCTAAGAGGTAGCCAAGGTGTTACATCTACTCTTGATCTGCCATCTGTGCCAGGTATCTTTTCTCCTTTACATTCTTGAAACCAAAAGACATCATCATTAATTCTTTTTATATGTGTATATATATCAAGATCATCTGTCATTGTCTTAGCGTCATAGTTTTCTTTCTTCTTGATTTGTTCTAAGAAAGCAGTAGGTAAAGCTTGTGGGTGTATTGTTTCTTTAGTTAGTATTTCTAATACATTACCTACTTCATCACGCTTACAAACAAACTTAGATAACGGAAAGACTTTAAGACCTGCATCTGTTAGATATAACAAGACATTACCTGATACGACTAGATGCTTGATAGCTTCAAACATGGCAACTCTGTCATTAGATATTTCTATCTGATTCATCAAAGCATTTTCTATTGTGCGTAGTCCTTTATCTATTTCACTCTGCATCTGTTCTTGCCCTTGTTTTCTTATCTCAAGAGCATCTATTTCTAATTTAAAAAATGATGTGCTTGGAGGTAGCAAAGTCATTAATAATTTATTCGATAAAGAATTAACTCCACGACTACCAGTAGCTTGGAAAGGTGTTTTTATTCTTGCCCTTGTACCAGTTGTTTGTTCTGGTATCAAGCTAGGTATCGTTAGCTTTGAAGATTCTTTTGCTTCTCTATCGTAGACAGACCTACTACTAACAAGTGCTTCATACCTACCTGCTGCGGTTGTGCCTTGTGCTGAGTATTCCATATTAAGTTGGGTAGTTTAAATCTCCACCTTTTTGGTTTTCAAGTAATGGTATCTGTAAAGATTTAGTTCCCATTTTTCTACCCATAGCAACTTTTGTATCAGCAGCTTGTTTCTTTTTTTGTTTACCAACAACTACTGCATCAGCAGTTTCTTCTATAGGAGAGTCAACTGGTTCGGGTGCAGGTGCAGGTGGTGGTGAGGGTCTTCCGAAGCACATGGCAGGTGTATATTATTTTTTCCTTATACTAGCATGAACTAAATTAAAGTCTTCTTTTTAGTTTGCGTTAGCTTTTGTGCTGTAGCAATAGTTGGGTTAGAAAAATTTTTAGTCTCTTTTTGTTTTGCAATCTTTAAAGAATCTGCTGTTTCACTTTTTTTCTTTGTATCTTCAAGACCTTCTTGTTCGCCTGTTATAACAACAGGGTCATTCTTACTTTTGTACTTTGCAACTTGTGGTCTTTGATTACCACCACCACCAAAACACATAGCTAGTTCTCCAATACTCTGTTAGTTAACATAGTTTCTTTTTGTCTAAGTTGCTGTTCGATTAGATAGTCAACAACAGACCTTTGCCCTGCACGATACCACACTTCACGATCTGATAACGATAGGTCTGGGTGTCTGTTAGGAAACACACTATCTAAAGCTTTTATAAGTTCGTCAGTAATTACAGGTAAAGACACAAAAATTAAAGAGCTATCTCTATATTATATGTTAATGTGTAGATAACAAGGGAGTGGTTATCCTTGTTGCAACGCTAAGAAAACCTCAAGGGTGTGGTTCCTCTTGGGGTTTTCTTTATGGGTTCCAAAGTTTTACTTCACCTGTATTGTAATCATAATCTCCTTCTCTCAGTATCCTTGTAAGCCTTGCGTTCAAGATAGCATCAGCAATCGTGTAACCTTTCTTAGTATATGTCTCCTGTACCTTAGACCATAGTGCTTCTTTGGTATCAGGTGTACTAGCCAAAGTCTTTGAAGCAGTAACCATACCCATACCTTTGATACCTAATATTCCGTCACCAGCATCACCAGCTAACGACATTTCAAACCAATGTCTTGTTGCTTTCTTATTTGTAATATGTTCTATCGAATCATCAGCTATAAGTTTGCATGGTAGTGTTCTCATATCTTTATCAACTGAAACTATTATCGGGTCTTTATATCTGCCATTGGTAGCAAGCAAACCTAATACGTCATCACCTTCTAGGTTTTCATAGGCAACAGTTTCGTATCTTTGTTTTACTTCTTTGATTACACTCTTGAGTGCAAGTGGTTTACGTTTACCTATCCTGTTGATCTTGTACTCAGGAAATATCTCATGTCTAAATGTAGGGTAAGAAGTAAAGCACATAACTATGTCATGCTTGCTGTCAGCAATAGTTCTATATACATCTAATCTGTTCTCTATCAGATTAAGTATGTCTCTTTCATCAGAGTGAAGAGTATGCTCCCAATCATTCCATCTTGTGTCTTGTTCACAAGCACAACAAGAATTGTAGATCAACCAATCAGCATCAATAAGTAAAGTCATAATTAAATAAAGTCCTCATATACAACAAGCCGACCTGTCTTCTGGTCGTACAATAATTTATCTACTTCTCCTGTCATACCAGTATGTCTAGACTTGAGTACCTTTAACTGTAATCGCTGTCTCTCACTAGCATCTCCTGTCTGATTTCTTGATGCAGATAACACGACATCAGATAACTGAAGAAGGCTATGCGATCCTCTTAAATCAGATGTTTCTACCTCTCTGCCCGACTCATGGGATTGTCCTTGTGGTCTGCGTAGATGGCTGACCAATACAATAGCTATACCAGTAGCTTCACTTAAACTTCTAAGCTTGGTCATTATTACATCTATTGCTTTGCGTTCATTATCTAGTTCAAGACCAGACAAGACTATGCTTATGTGATCTAGTATGACTACTTTTACTCCATCAACAGTAGCTAAATATCTTATCTGTTCTAGTAATACATCAGGCTCAAGACTTCCAAAGTGGTTGTATAAAAAAAGATTGCGTGTTGATGTGAGGTTATCAAACGCAATCCGCAGATCATCTTTAGTTATGCCATCTTCATTTAAGTGCAAAGGAATGTTCAAGTCAATACCTACAAGACCTTGAAGAGTTCTTTGTACTGATTCTTCTAACCCAATGTAACCAACCTTGAGGTTTCTTTTAAGGAAGTGATGGCATAGTTCTCTGCATATCGTAGACTTACCTGCTCCACTTGCGGAAGCTACTGTAAAGATTTGACTAGGAAACAAACCTCTTGTATATTCGTTTAGCTTTGGAAATGGAAAGTCTGATACAGGTTTACTTGTTTCTTTGGTAAACAAATCCCAAGCGTCTGCTGCATTGATAAGAGAGTCAGGTCTTACTGGTCTAGCTTTCCATAGTCTGTCTTTGACTAGCTCTCCTTCTCCTAAAACAAGATGATCGTTTATATCATTACGATCTAGTCTTGCTATAGCTGCCTTACCTCTTGGTAAAACCTCCATACATTTCTCTGCTGCTTTGTTACCTGCTTCATCATTATCAAAGCAGATAACGATACGACAAAAACTATCAAGCCATTTATAGTTAGCTGCTAGATACTTGGCTGCTGATTGTACTCCTGATGGTATAGATACACAGGGAAACTTATTACCCTGTATCTGACTAGCACTCATGCAATCTATTTCTCCTTCACATACAGTTAAAAAGACAGAACCATTACCTCCATGCTGTCTCCAAAGATGCTGACCCCATAGCTGTACCTTTGACATATCTCCTATCCATATAAACTTTTTATCTTGAAAGCGTATATGCTGTGCAACATCATTACCTTTCTGGTCTTTATATGTAGCTACCTGTACTGGCTGTCCTCTGTATTCAGACATACCATAACCAAATAGTTCTGCTGTTTCTTTAGTAATTCCACGTTTAGCTAAAGGTATAGATGTAACTTTCAATAGCTTTGGGTTCTGTTTATATATTGGAATAATCTTAGTGGTCACTTTCTTTTCTTTTTTGTTTGGGTAATAGGTGTATCCGCAATCCATTGTGAAGCAATGGTGGTGTCCATCATCAAAGACAGCACAGTTTTTCTTTCCGCACTCAGGGCAAACTATTTTGTTTTTGTATTGGCTCTTCATACCAATGATCGGGAATAAATTTGTCGCAGTATTGAAACCCATGTCTCTCACACCACTTGGCGTAAGAGATAGAGTTCTTGGCTTTGGATAGTTTGGTCTTGCTGTTTTGAAAACAGAACCTTATATCTAAGTCGGGTCGTTTCTCCTTAATCGCAAGATGTTTGCGTCTATCTTCTTTCGAGAAGTAGCCCTTCGTTTCCACAATAAAATTGTTGAGGATAAAGTCAGGGCGATAGGTGCAAGTGATTTCATAGTCAATGCTGAGAGTTTCATAGGTAAAGATAATTTTCTTTTTGGTT